TCAACAACCACGGTGTTGTCTTCTTCCGTGGCTTCCTGTACCTCTTTGCCTAGCACGATGGGGGACTTGATCTTCCCAAAGTGTGGGCATCCTTCACAGCCACCGGGGTTACTTTTCTCAAACTCAACGCAGGTATGGGGGCCTACGATGTGATGGATCTTTTCCTCGGTTTCCGCATAGTCATAGTCCGGGTGCCCTTCAGACATCTTGTGGATGGCAACGTCGCGGTCACTGCAAAACTTAGCGATCGACAACGCATCAAACCAACGAGGCTCGGACAGCGATTCTTGGTTCTCAAAGGCGTCAAGCAGTTGTTGACACCCGGTTCCCTTGGCACTGCGGATCATGATCTTCTTGAAGCTGGACACTGTGTTGTCCATCATGGACTTAGCCAGTTCAGTCAGTTCACGCTTCGGTGGTGCTTCGGTAGGCTCTTTAACGCCTAGCAACGAACGAAACTCTTCGTACTCAACAGGTGGTGCGCCACTAATTACTTCTACGGGCGTAGGCGGATTGTCTTTGAAGTTGTAAGTGCCAGGAATCCTAAGCACCCGAGCGACCTCAAAAACTTTTCCGTCAATGTGAAAGTTATGCAGTACACAAAGATCACGCAGTCTGTTTGCAACTGGCTCCCATTCCTCGCGTATTACATCCCGTGTCAAAGACCAGTAGACGTGAATGCCTCTGCCTGAGTTGACTAGGATTGGCTTGGGTAAACCGATTGTTTTACAGAACTGACGGAGTGCTTCTAGTCCGCTGGCTTGATCGACGTAGCCTTCGGGGCGTCCGGTCTTCGGGTTAACTTCTGCCTTGAGTTCGCCGCAGTCAATGTCCAGCCAAAAAGCCCGTAGTGCGGAGACGTTGGGTTTCTGACGGTTCTTGTTAGTTGCAAACTTGGCTACGCCGAAATAGACGTTTCGATCTTCTCCGATGAACTGCTGTGTTAACTGGTCAACTTCTTCTCTTGTGGCTACCAACCGTTGAATGACGTCGTCCTCGTCCTTTATGCCCAGCACGGCAAACCAGCCATCAGCGGGTTGCACAGTACTTAAAAGGTCTAGTTGATCGGTCATGAGTAAAAAATGGGGGCAATAACCCCACACACCCTCTTCTTAACGACGGTTGTTATTTTTGATCGAACGAAACAAGGAGGCGCTCGACAGCGTCTACAACTATGTTCTGTGGGTTACTAGACCCGATGAACCAGTTGTAGACGGTCTGCCGACTGACCGAAAGTAACTCTGCCACCTCAGCAACTGACATGCCATGCTTGATGCACATCTTGCCGAGACGGACTCCTAGTAACTTAGGGTCAGCCTTCTTGTTTAGATCAATCAGCCTTGCGCTGTAACCGTAACTCATAGAGTTACTCGTCTTCGCTCCACTTACTCACCACATCAGCGAGGTTGGCTTTAGCCTTGGGCGCAGGCTCAGCTTTCTTCACTTGGCGTTTAACTGGCTCTTCGACAGCTTCGTCGTCAGGCTCATCCGACCGGGTAACACTCTTTGCTTCTACGACTTCTGCCTTTGGCTTGCTCTCCACGGCAGGGGGTTGCTTCTTGACACCGTCAGCTTGTGCCACGGTAATCATGGTGTACAGCTTGGTCTCGGGCTTGTGCTGGGCTTCCTTGACCAGTTCGTACTCTTCGTCGCTGATGTTGCGCAGAGGGGTAAACAGCAACTCCATGGTGTCTGCGTTGGCATCAAACGAGATGTTGGTCACTACGTTGTCAGGTGACTCGCCGTTGGCGATCAGGAACTTGACGTAAGACTCGAACGGATGCACGTTGCCATGGCCCTTACCAAACAGCGACTTGGCAGGCACGTTGAACTGGTACACGTCACCGCTTGAATCACCCTCAACCAGCACCGAGATGCGACGCTGATAGCGGCAGGCTTTGCTACCGTTCTCTCCGGAACCCTTGATGTTCTGAGGGCAGTCAGCGCAGTTGGAGTGTTGCTTGTCTTCTGCGGCGGACTCAGGCTTGTCACCCAGGTTAGACCAGCAGTTGGGCAGGGTGGCTTCCTTGTTGGGATCGAACTTCTCGCGGTAGTAAATGCGGGAGACCTTGGGCAGGGCGTTCACGATGATGACGTTGATCTCGCCACGGATGGCGTTACCAATCTGCTCACCATTGATGATGCGCTTGAAAGTGCCGTTGGTGTTGGTCTGAATACGGCGGGAAGTCGTAGACGTTGCCAAAGACTTGGCAAGATCAGACAGTTGGCGGTTGCCCGACACTGCGACAGCATTTTGTTGTTTGAAGATTGCTACATTGCTCATTGATTGCTCCTTACTTGGCAGATGGTTTACGTACTTGCACGGCATACTTGCGCTCGTTTTGCAGGCCCGCTGGGAACTTATCGGGGTTGTCCTCCAAGAACTGACGCATGTTGGAATTGTGGATTCGTTGCTCCAGCAAGAAAGGTGCATCGTTCTCTGTTATGAACTGATACATCGAATCCCAGTCGCTCGTCCAGTACCGTGATGACACCCGGCGAGTAACTGTTCCTACTGGTGTTCTAATGCTGTCCATGTTCTGCTCGTTGCAAAACTCAAGCAGCTTGTTGCCGATCACCTCGAACTGGTCTTTTAGTTCTTGGAGTTCAGCCTTGTGCTGTTCTTCTTTTGCTTCGATGGCATTACGAATCTTGAGATAAATACCAACAAGTTCGTCGATGGTCAAATCTGTTTCGGTCATGAATCGCTCCTACGTGTTATGAAACTTCAGTATAGCACAACTTTTGACTTTGTCAAACAACTTCAGAAATTTCTTGACGGTACAGGTCAATGATTTTTTCGTGGTTGGTGATGTTGCTCTGAAGCATGTGATACAGCTTATCTTCTACCTCGCTACCTTTGATATGCACGATGGTCATGGCGTTCTTCTGCCCGGGCCTGTTGATACGTGCGTTGGCTTGGAGGTATGTCTCTACGCTGGTAACAGGTGCGTACCAGACGATTGTGTTTGCCGCCGTCAGGGTGAGACCATGTGATGCGGCTTGAGGCTGGATGATAAGAACGTGCGGATCAGGGTTTTCCTGAAACTGTTTGACCAGTTCGCTTCGCTTGTTAACCGAGACCTGCCCGTTGATGACACCGCATGAGATGTTGTTCTTTTCCAGCACCGTGCGTAGCAACTCGATGGTGTGCGTGAACGGCACAAAGACCAGCACCTTATGGCTTGCTTCCTCGATCACCTCAAGGATGACCTGTATTCGGTTGGACACGTCAAACTCAATGACTTCCCGGTTGTCCGAGTACACGGCGCCACCTGAAATCTGAAGCAGTTTGTTGATGTTAGTCGCTGCGTTTACTGCGGTTACGGATTCTCCAGCAGCAGTTAGCGTCATCTGCTTCTTCAACATCCGGTAGTACTTGGCCTGTTGCGGGGTCAGCGGGGCATCACGCTCAACAAACGTAACGTCAGGCAGGTCAAGGCACTGATCTTTCTCGAACCGAATGGCAGGTTGCAGGACTTTATGCACCACACCTTGTGCCTGAGGCTTTGGCACCCAGCGGAACTGGGACACCTTGTACATCACTTGGTCGCGGAACTGCCCAAAGTATTTAGGCGTGTTGTCCGGGTTGACCAACTTTGCCAGCCCGTAGGCATCTAGTGGGGACTGCGCCGCAGGGGTACCAGTCATCATCCACAACCACTTGCTTTGAGCCGCAATTTCTTTAAGCACCTTCCAGCGGTTGGTCTGCGGGTTCTTGTAGGCGTTGGCCTCGTCCACCACAATCAGATCAAAGCCACCCTTGAGGACTTCTTGCTTGACGACAGCCAGCCCATCAAAGTTAATGACGACGAACTCCGCACCAGCGTTGATGATCTTGGCCCGAGTCTTGGCTTCCCCGTGGGCAACGGAGCATGAGCGGTGCATGGCAAACTTAAACAGGTCTTGCTGCCATGCTGACTTCATAATGGATAACGGACAAAGCACAAGCACCCGCTTGACCTCGCCAATCTTCATCAGGTAGTCAGCCGCCCAAATGACGGACGCCGTCTTGCCAGTGCCCTGCTCGTTGAAGCAGAAGGCCCGGTGGTGCAGGGTCAGAAAGGACGCAGTGTCTCTCTGGTGGGCAAAGGGCGTAAGCCTGCCTGTCCACTTGTAATCACGTTTGATTGTGGAGGGGACGTCTTTGATGCGCAGGTT